AAACGAGAATGGTATTAATTCTGAGGTAGTCGCTAAATATTCGCTTAATTGCGCTGATGCCCTAATTAAAAGATTAAAGAAGGGATAATTATGGATAGTGTACAGACACAAACCTTTTCCATTAGAGGGGATGGAGGTGGTGAGGCATATATTGATTTTTGCGATGGTCAATTATGTGTTTCAGTTGTCATAGAAGATAAACAGGCAGATTTTCACTTTGATCCTGTTACGTTAAAGATGTTTGCCCATGCTTATAAATTACATTGTGAAGAATGTAATAAGCAACAAAAGAAAGGAGAATAATTATATGTTAGACGTATGTGTTCTTATAGCAGCAATTGAAACATTATTTCCTCAAGAAACTGTATTTAATCGTTTTGGAGTGGCAATAACATATTTACAATGGAAAGTTCCCAAGACTGAACTTTGTTTTGATGTAATACGAAGAAACGGGAAGTGGGGTTGTGTTACTCAGTTTATGGGAGGTACATTCGGATACGGGCATCCTCTTACCCGTTCTGATTGTGTGCATGATACTTTGGAACAAGCTGTTTCCTGTGCATGGACCAATGAAGTTCTTATCGGATTCACAAGGGGAAAAGTCACATGGGAAAAACATGCACGGAAAGCCTATTCCGAGTGGTCTAAGAGTTCTGATAAAATTTCTTATTTTAGTATTAGTGATAAATTTTAAGTATTATGACTGAAAAGCAAAAACCGCAGTACCTTACTGCACAACAGGCGAAGGAAATCGCCACCACTCCTTACAGGGAGGTATTTACCAAAATAAAAATGGCTGCTGAAAGTGGCAAGTGTACAATGACAATTGATTTTAGTACAGATGTGTCCGAATTGGTAGAGTTGCTTATAGGTTTAGGTTATACCGTAACTCTTATTAAAAACTACAGAGATAGCGTAATGAGGATTCATCGGACATATTCTATACAATGGTAAAAAGTAAATTCGGGTATCTGAATAAATTGATGGACGGTTCCACTACTACACGGGAGCGTTCCAAAAAACAAGAAAGTCGTATAGCTAAAAAACTCCGTGGCTATACGACTATCAATTCAGGAGCCACATTCGGTCAGAATGACGTAATTACAGACTTCTGTGAAATTGAGGCAAAAACCACTGCCCATGAATCGTACAGCCTAAAGTTATCCGAATGGGTTAAACTGAAAAAGAAATGTTCTGCCAAAAAAATCCCTATTTTTGTAGTGGACTTTGAGAAATCCCGTGATAGTCTTGCTATACTTACTTATGAGGACTTACAATTTTTAATTGAGCTTGCATATAAGGACAACAGTTAGGGATTTTGTTATTTCCATAAAAATTTGTATATTTAAGTATGCTAAAAACAAAATTATACCGAGTATTCCGTTTTGAACAGAAGAAACAACAACACGGATTATTTAAGGTGGTGGAATATTCACAAATGACTGATGGTACAGGATTCCGGAAAAGAACACTCCGAAAAAATCTGGATTTGAGTACCGCAGAAAGTATGATTTATAACTTAGAAAAATCACATAAACTTTTTTAATCTCACAAACATGGAAAAATATTATTTCTTGAGAACTCTCGTGGAAGAGGGAAGACAACGTTGTAAGGCACTTATCGGTCAGACTTTTGAAGATGGTGCTAAAGTTGACAGCACGGTGAATGTAAGTGCCGACAGAGCTTTGAGGGATGCATATCCCACAGGTACAACATTTGTTACCGATAGTCTTAGAGCTGCCAGTAAATACTATCAGGCAGGAAATATCTATCCTATCGGGATTCTTGATTCGGATTACCGTGACCCGAAACATAGACCTACTGAAGAAATGCTCCGGGCTTATGAAATATTCATAGGTGCTACTGATTTATCTGATTCTGTTTCTCCCGAAGAAAAGGAATCCAGTAAGACAACCTCCAAAAGTTTATTGGGAAAAATGAAACTCAATCCGGAATTGAAAATACCCTCTATCGGTTCAGAAGGTTTCTACGTGGATTCAGATGTATGGTATCTGCTTATGCGTAATATCCAGAATCAAGTGAATACAATGCTTATTGGTGCTACAGGTGGTGGAAAGACTGAACTTGTACTTCTTGCATGTAAGAAACTTGGGATATCATGTTCCGTTTATGACATGGGTTCCATGTATGACCCAGTAGCCGGACTTCTTGGTGTACATAGATTGCAAAAGGGAGGTGTATCGGTATTTGATTATGCCAAATTTACAAGAGATATCTCTAAACCGGGTGTAGTGTTACTGGACGAGTTATCCCGTGCACCTGTTACTACTAATAATATTTTGTTTCCTTGTCTTGACAGTCGTAGAAAACTTCCTGTAGAAATTGCTGGTGGTGAGGATTTACGTGAAATAGAAGTGCATCCGGAATGTTGCTTTATAGCTACTGCAAATGTTGGTGTGGAATATACTGGCACAATGAGTATGGACCGTGCACTGGTAGGACGTTTCTTTCCTATTGAACTATCATATATGCCACCGGAACAGGAAAACAAAGTTTTGGTGAAACGTTGTGGAATTTCTATTTCGGATGCCACAAATATTGTAAAGGTCGCAAACAGTTTGCGTAATATGTATAACAAACAGGAGATAAGCAGTTCCATCTCTACCCGTGAAACTCTTATGGTGGGTGATTTGGTTGCTGACGGATGGGATTTGGTACGTGCTATGGAACTGGTTCTTCTTCCTCTTTTTGAAGGTACTCGCTCCGATGGAGAACGTGGTATCGTATGCAGGGTGATTAGTAGTAGATAAAAATTTCTTGCCTATGGCAACAAGTAATCAATTTCCCGTAGACAAACCTAAGAAAAAGACCTACGGTAGCTTGTGGTATAACGGGAAACGCATCTTGAAAGATAGGGCGTTTCCTATACTTAATGCCAAGAAATCCGAGTTGCTTAAAACCGGGTATTATAAAAAGGAACTATTTAAAATAATATATTGACTATGGCTGTGGATAAAGATATGGTTGTCACCGATGAAATCGTGGACGAACTTTTGGAAGATTGGTTGGAACGTGACGGTAAGGCGTTCACACATATACGAAAAGAGGGGAAACTTGATTGGGAAAGTACCTTGGAAGAGGGAAGTGCCTATTCTTCCTACTATCTGGAATGTGCTGATGAAGCAGAACTGATAAAGCGTGCATATCCTCTGGCACGTGATATGATAACTTCTATGGATATTCCCTACAAGGTAAAAGTTGTAATTCATAACGGGGAGGACAGTTTCACTGACTTTCAGAAAGTACAGGTTTCCACCATAATGCTTACTGACAAGGCTCTTACTGTTGGTGAACGGTTGGACGTATTTTTGGGGACCACTGTACATGAGGGATGCCACTTGTTGTACACAAACAAGGAACGTCTGACTTCTATCGGTAACAGAATCATATCCCGATTATTCAATATACTGGAAGATGAACGTATTGAGAAACTTTGTGGTGACTTGAAACCGGGTTTCGCACGATTTTTAGAACGTAGCAAATACTACTGGTTTGATAGTTACTATCTGGACTATGTTGCTCCTAAAAAAGAAAAATCGGAACTTAATGACTTTGAGATTCTTCTTAATCTTATATTGGAGATTGTCCGATATCCCAAATATATAGACGAAGCCGAAATAGTTAAATATGCTCCTTATCTTATTGAAATAAAGAAAGTGCTTTTACCCTATCCAGTAACTACCAGCGAAACCGTTCTTGCTGCTTATAAGGTTTTTGATATTCTTAAAGAGTTCTATAAGGGAAAACTTGAAGAGGAAATGAAAGATGAATCCTCTTCCGCAGGAGAAATATCAGGCGTGGAGGTTGAAAGACGCATGGCATCTGACAGCACCGATATTCTTGATAAACTTGACCGTACAATGCCAGACCGTATGGATGATTCCAAAATTGCCGATGCCGTGAAAAAGGACAGAGGTTTACTTGGAGATGTATGTGAGGGTACAGTAGATATGGGAGGAACCAAGGATGCCTTTTTTAAATTCGCACCCTCTTGTGAGGAATGCTATAAAGAAGCACTCTCCAGAGTTAAACGGTATGCTCCGGCAATTTCCAAGGTTATACGCTGCCATTGTAAAGAGTACCAGTATATATACCGTTCCATGAGAAGCGGGATGCTTGATACTTCCAAACTTGCCGAAGCAGTTCAGGGTGTGCCTACTGTATATATCCGACAGGGTGAAGTAAGAACCGATGGTGTGAGTGTAGGCGTTCTTATTGATGAAAGCGGTTCAATGAGTGGTGGAAGAATAGCTGCTGCCCGTGATACTGCCATACTTATTAATGAGGCTTTGGGAGATTCGCCTAAAGTGGAATTGTTCATATACGGGCATTCAGGTGATTCACGTTTTGACGGTGCTACCGAATTGGTAGTTTATCGTGAGAAAAATTTCAAACCAAAATACGCATTAGGTTCTGTAGCTGCACGGTGTGAGAATAGGGATGGTGTTGCCATACTTGAAACCGCTCAACGTATTCGCAAACAAACACAGAACCATGTTTTACTATTTGTTCTTTCAGATGGTGCGCCTAGTGCTTCCAGTTACAGAGGTAGTATGGCTATAAACCATACAAAAGAGTGTGTGGAAAAAGTGGAGAAAATGGATTTCACAGTAATACAGGTTTGTATCAATATGTGTTATGACCCTAAGAGCATGTTCAAACATTGGGTTGTGCTTGAAGATATGAGCACTCTTGCTTTTAATTTGGGGAAAGTAATCAAGAAAGCTACTTTGAGTGCTGCAAAGGTTCATGTTCTATAAATGTTTACTACATTTTGCAGAATAAAAAATATTTGTTATCTTTGAAACATCAAATCGGAGGTTAAAATGATGTTCTCGGAACAGTGTTGGGTTTGTGAGATTACCGATACTGTTCCACTTGGTTCCATAGCTCAGATGGATAGAGCAACGCCCTTTGAAAAATTGGAGCATGTATGTAGGCTATACGCAGCCCACCTGCAATGGTGAAAACATAGTCCAGACTACAACATTAGTTCTTCTAATGGTTACAGAAATGTAATGTGGTAAGCTAAGGCGTGGGTCAAGTGTTCGAGTCACTTTGGAATCACCAGACTCTCCGATATTTGTAATTTTCCATTCCGTGTCAGGAGCAGTTCAGTAATGGCTGCTCCTTTCCTTTTAACTTTATACGAAATAAAAAATGACTAGAGGTGGTATAGGGAGGTTACTCCGCAAGACTTTTAAAGGTTCTTCCGAAGAGAAACCTTTATCAATTTCTGAAAAGATAAATTCTGCCTGTGTGCATGGTGTTACTGCTACCAGTGCATTTTCTGTTTTGGGAATCCGTAGAAAGATTAAGAAACTTCTCGGAATAACCGAGGACTTCAACCGTGATGTTTTCTTTATGGAGTTCATGGATTTTTATATGACGGTAATGGCTCCGGATAAACGTGCGGAAGGTGTATTTCACCCGTCACAACTATTGGACGGATGCCCACGGCTCATGTACTATGACTTGTCTAGGATTTTTCCCAGTGATGTAAGGGTTTCCACTATTACAGGAGAACTTCAAAGAACATTCGATGTGGGTACATGGTATCATGTGTACATGCAGGCTATATTATATAAAATAGGACTTCTTGAACAGGCAGAAGTTCCAGTTGTAAATAAAGAACGTTACATAAACGGTAAGGCTGACGGTGTGTTTAAGAAATCCGTGTTCGGGGAAAAAGTGGTTTTGGAAATAAAGACCATGAACTCTTTCTTTTATCGAAAGGCTATATTTCGTCCATTTGCCAAACATGAGTTTCAGGCATCCCTGTATGCTAGGGAACTGGGTGCTACCAAGATTCTGTATCTGTACATAAACAAGGATACTTCTGAAATCAAGGATTTCCTCATGCCTGTAAACGAAACGGAACTGGAAAAAGCTGATGCGAAAATGGATTTCATCATTTCATGTGTGAAAACTAAAACACCTCCTACGAGAATTTGTCCGGACACTCATTGCAAAGCTGCCCTGGGTTGTCCTTATACGACATACTGTTTTAAACATTAAATCTCACAAACTATGCCAGTAAGAAAACCTAAAGAGGAATCTTCTCCGTTAGAAAGGTTCCGTAAAGTATTTGCCGAGGTAGAAGCCCCGAAAGGAGGTTTACCTACAATGCCAGTTACCATAGCGGAAACAAGTTCTACCGAATTGGGTAACATGATTGCCAAGTATTCCGCATGGCGTGAATTTACCGAAGACAGACACATGGAAGCATGTGCCGTTTATGCCCAGTGTAAATCTGAATATGACTTGGCATGTGACAAGGCGATGATTTCCGCAGGTGGAAGTACGGTAACTGAAAGAAAAACTTCCGCTAAGATAACTCCCGAAGTGGAGAAACTGAATAAAAAATTACTGGAGGCGGAAATATTCCGTGATTTGCTCGCAGGAAAACTTGAATCATTCAGTAATGTATTAGCAATGCTTAGTAGAGAACTGACACGAAGAGGTGTTGAAAACATGTAAGAGTTATGCTACATAGTCCTAGCAGTTTTCCTTTAGGAAGCTATATAAAAAGTGTATATTCGGGAAGAGTGTATCAGATTACCCATTTTTATAAAAACGGAATGTGTAATCTTTACCAGCCCTATCTAAATTCCAATGAAAACTGGAACGCCTGTAATAATCCCCATTTTGTACGGATAGACGTTCCAGTAGAAATACTAACTATTTTAATGTAATGCCCAAAAGAAGTATCGGTAGGAGAATACGTCCTAAAAAGGAAGTTATCCGTAGTAATAATGTAGTGGTTAGGAAACCAACATCTAAGTCAACATGGAAGTCTTTCGAGAGAGAGGTTGCCAAGCATTTTGGTACTAAGAGAGTTCCATTATCCGGAAGTAACAGTGGACATAATACCAATAGTGACACATTACATCCCAAGTTGTATATTGAATGTAAGGTCAGAGGAAAATCTGCTATATGGACTTTGTTCGAGGATACTAGAAACAAGGCTAAAGTGGAGAAAAAAATTCCCATTATCGCTTTGCGACAAAAAGGAGGTAAAGGATACCTACTGGTTATACGTCCGGAAGATTTGCATAAGATTTCAAAAATACAGCTTGAATCTACAGAAGTAAACGAATAATTGTTATATTTGCATCATTCAAAGTCACGCTGGGTAAAATCGTAGTAATTATGGAAGCAATTAATGAAGTACAGGAAAAAGTCACTACCCTAAGATGCAAATCGTCTACTGATGCCAAGAAACTGGCTGGAAGTATTTATTCTACCTACCAAAGTAATCCCGATAACGATATTATAATAAGGGTTATCGGTGCGGGTGCGCTTAACCAAGCTATTAAAGCTGCAATTATAAGTAACAAGTTCTTTGCTAAAAAGGGAAAGTTGATAGGTGTCCAGCCATTTTTTCAAGATGCGTCTTTGGACACTACCGCCATAGGACTTAAAATATTCTTTTTAAGCATATAATTTTGCAGGTTTTATTTGGAAGAATAAAAGTTTTTAGTACATTTGCACAAGCGGTTTTTACAGCTAATCGCTTTATAAATGAATACTGCTGGACTTTTAAATTTCACTATTATGGGAACAACTAGAGGTGGAGGCGGTGGCGCTGCACGTACTGCACGTACTGCTCGTAGAGGCGGTGGTGGAGGTCGTAGAACTGCCACACGTATAGGCGGTCGTAGAACTGCCACACGTATAGGCGGTCGTCGTTAAGCCCTCCAAAAGTATTCACAAAAGCCTGCTATTTATATAGTAGGCTTTTTCTATTTAATAAGATTATGAAAAGAGAAAAAGTAGTTTTGTTGTTTACTGGAGGTTTTGAAAGTCTATATAATCTGGATAAACTCTCCAAGACGTATGATATCCATTTGTTCTACGTTGATTACGGACAGGACAATATCGAAAAAGAACTATCCGCAATAAGTTATTATATTGAAATTTATAGAGATTCCGTAAAGAGTTTCCGCAAAGTAACTTACCCGTTACAGTTTGAGCCTATCCGTGATAAGGATGGTAACGTGCATAATGTGGATATTCCCTGCCGGAATCTTTTGTTTCTTTCTATGGCAGGTAATTATGCTACTGCTATGGGAATAAAGAAAGTGGCATACGGTGCTGTGGATTTGGGAAGTTCATGGTTTGACGGTGGTTATCTTTTCTATGAAGAGGCAAGATATTTGTTTGCCAAGTCTTATAAGATTAAACTCCTTGCTCCGGCAATGAATGTGCCGTTTGTAAAACTGGCTAAGAAATTAAGTACGCTAGATTACTCACATCTTACTTTTTGCCCCGATGGGGAAAACGAAAAACGCAATTGCGGAGTATGTGACAAATGCCAGAAAGTAATAACTTCATTACGTAGGGAAAAATGGAGCGCAGAGTTCTTGAAGAAGGTAATGAGTTGAGTAAAAGAAAAGCCACTCTGTTCTTTTCCGCATCATCCGTAGGTGACTATACCACATTACGGGATTTCGGTATAAAGGACACGTTGGTTTCTTACTTCTACTTGAGAAAGTCACTCAAATTTTACCCACCGCAATTGGAGAAACAACATAAGGAAGGTGGTATATTTATGACGGACTCCGGAGCTTTCTCCTTTATGGGTAAAAAAGTGGAGCATAAAATGACTACCGAAGAATACTGGCTTCCTTATTTGGAGGAATACGTGGCTTGGTTGCATGAAAATAAAAAGTTTATATTTGTCGCTGCAAACCTTGACTTGGACATGATTGTAGGTAGGGAAGTTGTTGACCGATGGAATGAAAAATATTTCAAACCGCTCGAAAAGGATATAAACGTAGTATATGTGGTGCATCAGGACGCACAGGGTGACAAGACCGGTCTGTTACGCCTTAAAGAGTATTGCCAGCAACATAACTACGTAGGATGTAACCAGACTATGAAAGATAATGCTGCCGAGATATATCGCATTACAAATGCCTATGGAACAAAAGTACATGGGTTTGCTTGGACCGAAATGAACTTGTTACAAAGGTTTCCTTTCTTTTCCGTGGATTCTGTAACATGGTTGGGGGGTACTCGTTTCGGTACTACTTATAATTACGATGGGAAAAATTTTAGCACCATTGACTATAAACATAAGTATAGGAGAAAGGCTAACCGAATCAAATACGAGGATGCCGGATTAAGTATGGATGATATCCGTGATGAAAAACGTATTCCCATAAATAACATGAATCTGCTTGGGTGGTTGGGATTCCGCAGAGAATTTCTTAAAATCGCCCATTGCAAATTAAAGAATAAACCTGTTTTGTATTACGATAAAACAAGAAGATAATATGGCAACTGACACAATTGAAAAAAGAGCTGAGGCTGTACGTGGTACAGAAGATGCCGACTTGTTGAAAAGACACCTATGTCCTTTCTTTGAGAAAGGGGGATATCCCGACTGCATGACGTGCAGAAAAACAGAGGATAATCTTCTTGACTGCCGGGAGTATTATCTTAAACGGATAAAAACTCTTCCTATGGATATATGGTGTGAGGAGTTTGACAAATTTATTGTCAATACCCGTGACAAGGTATCTGTTGACGAGATTATAGGTGTGGGAATGAACTGTAATTCTTGTTACATCTATGATAAATGCCCTATGTACAGAAAGGATTTTGCCTGTGGTATAGATTGGGGTGACAAGAAACCTACTACACCTGCCGATATGATGGATTTCCTTATTGACATCCAGTATGAGAGAGTACGAAGAGGTTCCGTTATTGAAAAGGTTGACGGTGGTGTTGCCGATGCAGGACTTTCCGGAGAAATTGACCGCCTTAATGACTTGATGGCTGCAAAAGCCGAATTGGGTAGGGAACGCATATCGGTAAATATCGAGGCTAAAGGTGCTGCTGGTGGTACTGCCACTTCTGCCGGCGGTGGTATTCTATCCAAGATATTCGGTGGTGCTCCCAAGGAGATAGAACAACCGCCTACCATTTCCATTCCGGCAAAACCATCCTCACGGGAAGATATAGTTGATGTGGAAGAAATAGTGGAGGAAAAGAAAGCCGAAAAAGTTTCACGTAAACGAAAAAAATAATGAGAAAACCGAAACGCAGATTACATTCTACGAAATATCATAAGAAACCTAGACAGTTATGGAGAACAAACGTACCCAAGAACTCTTCCGCTACTTAGTGGGAAGTTCTATTGAATTTAGAGTTCCCAAAGGTTATGAAAAACCTTTGAAATCCTTAACCGGCACTAAAACCAAAATTTCGGAAAACACACGTCTTGCCGAACTTGCCGGAGGTGTTATATGTGTTTCCCTGCTTGGGGAAATGGCTAACTATTACCGACACCAGACTTATTACCCTATGATAAGGGGAAGTATTGTACTGGGAAGGTACTATGAACGCATAAATGACTATCTGGATACTCCTACCGAAGAGCGTGCCGAAAGGCTTATAGACCTCTTGCGCCATGAGAAACCGAAACTCCGAGATACCATTATAAATGCCATAGGATACTTTTGTGGTATCTATAAAAGTAAGAGAGATATGTTTTCATCTTACCTTAATCGTTCCGAGAAATTATTTATTCTATCATTCTAATTTATTTAATATGAAAATAACTAGTATTTATCCCGGCTATATGGGAGAGGTAAACCGATTTGGAATCGGTATGCCATGTACTTTTGTACGTTTGTCCGGATGCAATCTGAGATGTTACAAGTCAACCAAAGGGTTTTTTTGTGATACTCCGGAAGCACTGAATCCGGATAGTGGTGTTGACATGGATTTGGACAAAATCCTAGACAAGTGTTATGCTTTTGGGCATAATGTAATCTGCCTTACTGGGGGTGAACCGCTACTTAAGACAAGAGAAACACAGATGTTACTTGACATCCTTATTCGTGCAGGATTCTTTATCGTAGTGGAAACTAATGGTTCTGTTTCTTTGAGCGATTATGTTTCTCTGAGAAAAAAACTAAGCAATAATGACAGTACACCTGTAAGCCACATCTCTTTTGTGGTTGACTACAAACTGGGTAGTACAGGGGAAACCGAAAATATGCGCCCCGAAAACTGGATGCTTATGGATGAACACGATTATCTTAAATTTGTCATAGACGATAACTCCGATTATGAACAAATGAAATATTGGATAACCACACATCCCAGATTTAAGGGTAATATAGCTGCCGGACTTATGTGGGGTTCCGCTCTTACTTATGCTCTGCTTATGGAAAAACTACAGGAAGACAACCTGTCTAGTTTTGTAGTGTTGAACATGCAGGCTCATAAGATGGGATGCCTGTATGACAGGGAACGAAAAAAATTAGCTTCATTATATATCCCAAAAGACTTGTAGTTAACAATATTATTTGTATCTTTGAAGCGGAACAGAATTTCGTAGTTGACGTTTCAGAATGTGTAATTTTAAAAGTTTAACGAAATGGCTAAAATTGAAAACTTAACAATCCTCAATCCGGCAGATAAGACACATTTGTATGCTGTTGCGATTGGTAAGGGTGCTCCGGCTGATACTGATGATAGATTGGTTACGGACACTCATGTATTCAAAGTAGGTTCACAGTACACTGACTTGACAGGTAAGAAACTCTACATTCGTGTAGATACCAAAAAGGCTGTTGCTGACTGGGCTGAAATTGGTGCTGGCGCTTAGAACTTTTTTGTTTGCTTGTACGATAGATTCATTTGTAAACTTAACTGGTTTTTTGGAAGAGGAGCTTGAGAAAGTTCCTCTTTTTTTGTGTTCATTCAGATAAATCTGTTATATTTGCATCGGTCAAAGCAAAATCATATATAGCCTATGGATATCCTGCGTAGATTAGTTCGGTTGTATGCTCCGTTTGTCTGTACTATAACAGCCTATATTCACGGATACAAATTCTTGAATGGTTCATTGACGGACAGCTTCGTATATAATTGTTCAATCAATGCAGGATTTTCTGTGATAATGGTTCTCTATGTTATGGCTACTGCTGAGCGTATGTGTATTTGGTATAAGATGAACTTGGGATGCCTGCTAGGAATATGTGCTTGTTCTTTCATTTATAAATACACACCTATAAGCGAGGTTGTGTACTTCTATGCCGTAACGCTTTTGTCCGGCATAGGAATAATTTTCTTTCTCCTTACTCTTATCACTTACAGACTTTTCAAATCCGTATAGGTACAAACATTAATCAGTACAAGGATTACTTCAAGTCCATATTGTTTTATATTGGACAACGAGAACGGTTTGTGGTTCAGATGTGCAATGTACAGAAGTATAATCTCCGTATTCTTATGCAAGCCGAATCTCTCCCTAATATTCCTCAAATGATTATCAACAGTGTGGCGTGAGATACATAACCTGTCGGCAATTTCTTTCTCAGACAAGCCACTGGCTAATAATTTCACTACTCTTAATTCAGCTTCGCTAAAATATGACATATTTACGTCATTGACATTTTGGCTACTACTGCTTTGGCAGAACGTGCTGAGAGAGTTAATCACCAGAATAACCAAACTCCGAACAATCTGGATATTATCCGTATCATCACTAATGCACAAAGTGGAGCTGGTGCAGGCGCAGGTGCTAACGCAAGTGCTTTGGCTCAAGCAGAAGCTTTGGCTTTGTTATTGAACGGTGGTTCCGGAAGAAACGGACAGGTTAATCCTCAACCCGTAGCATTGTACCAACCGGCTATGCCGTGTTGCTGCAACACTGGATGTGGATGCAATCAGTAAAAAATTCGGGAGTTCTCTAAATAGGGGGAACTCCCTTTAACCCGTTTAAAAATGATTTGGAGTAATAATAAAGTGAAGTTGGAAATGCTTAAAGGATTAAGAACAAGTAGTAAGATGTCACTAAAGATGTCCTGTCTGGCTATTGCAAACGGCGACTTGAAAAAGGCTACAGAGATGTATGATTTCTTTGCGAAGGATATGCAGTTGCCAGATACCGACCCAGTGATGCCTACGACTTTCCAACAAATAAAAGAAACTGCTGGAACTATTCTCGGATGGTTCAACGAACATCAGGATGATGTTACAAGAACATTCAACTTTATACAATCCATAAGGAAAGGTGGACCGATTATAAATACCCCGACCACACCTCCAGCGGATATACCTCCATTACCTACTGAATAAAATTTAGAATATTATGCAAGCATTTGAAATGAAATTGTTTATCTACGCTGAAACGGAACAGGAAGTAGAAGAGTGCAGAAAAGCGGTGCACGCATTTATTGAGGAAAATCGTAAGGAAGGACGTGCAGTTACCGCAGGCAAACTTACCACCGCATTAGGACGATGGAAGTCCAATATGTTTGTAAAGGCAGGAATTATTAATTTCTTAAACAGTTAAAGTTATGGCTAAAGAAGGTTGTGATAAAAATTGCGCTACCTGTGATATAGGTAATAGAGCGTATTGCGCAGTACAGCTAGGTTTGAAGAATCAGGAGCTACTTATGAACATGCAGACTATTGTTTCAGGACTGATTCAGGTTTTAACCCCTATCCTAACACCGGGTAGCGCCCCTATACAATCACCGAATTTGGGCGGTGATGTACCTGCCGAGGAAAAACCCAAGGCGGAAGAAGCCCCAAATAAAAAATAAATCTAATTGAATAAGGATTATGATTAACGTAACACCTATTGCAATTTCGGCTACCTCCCAGCAATATGCGGTGAGCATAACCGAGAACCTTTGCCAATGCTATTGTCTGAATGCAACGGTTCAACCACAGGCTGACGTGAAATTTTCCGTAGCCAGCCAGCAAGTTCTTAACGGAATGACGTATCTTACTATTTTGGCTAAAGGTAGTATTACCTACATGCCACGAGGTAACAACCCTAGATGCTGCTGCCGGCCTCTTACAAGAATGTTCACTGAGAGCTTCGATGTTATTTTTGCAACTGCCGAAACAGCCGCACCTACTCTTACAGTAGGAGAAACTCTTGAATCGGCCGCTAATGTGAAATGTAACGGAAACGTACATGGGTATAACTTGCTTACACCTGTGACTATTGCATTTGCTACCGCAGCAGAAGCCGCTTCTGTAGCCGTAGCTAAGAAATAAGAATGATTGACTTAATCTACATAATGCTAATAGCTGCCCTATTTTATGGCGTTTTGCAAGCTACATTATTTTTTGTATATTCACTCGTAACTAAAAACAAAATGCCATGATAAGTTTAGGAATTATGACTGTCACGCAGCTAAGTTTAAATTTTACCGAAGCACTTGAAGACTTTCCTGTCATAGTGCGCAGAAGAATATGCGATGAAATAGGAATCATTGAAAAACAATTCGCAAAAGAGAAACTGTGTGGAGAGTTACAGATGAAAACTGATAATTTCATATCCCCCGACCAGGCAATCAAGTTTCTTACTAAAGCTGCCGGATGTGAATACACTTATGAGGACGGTTTATCTTTCAAGGATTTCGCTTCCTGTGAAGTTATATTCTACGATATTGATAAAGTTCCTCTGGGTTGTTCGTTCAGTATTCAGGAAACTATTCCGATGAAGAATACCGAGGATGCCTATGTTTTAATCTGTAAACTTATTCCGTATGCTTAAAGAAGGAATGATTGTTACCGTCCACCATGATTGTGGAGTTATTACGGGTCCGTACCGTATCATAGAAGTACAGGGTGACAACCATACGGAACCGTCTTTTTCCGATGCTGTCGAATTGGGTTCTGGTGCTCCGGAATCTAAGCCCCATTATCATTTGCTATGTAGAAAAGTAGGTGAGAAGTACGGTTTCTACCGTCTTATAGGTTATGACGATACACTGCAAGATGTATGGGGTGGTAGCCATTTGGTTATTGAGAATGAAATATCTATTAATTTTATAATACTATTACTACAATGAATGTCGAAGATATAGCAATTTGGATTCTCTATGATTCCTCTCATTATGTGGTGGGTTATGTAGGTGATACTCCCAGACGTTCCGGAGTTTACGCCAATATGCAATATATTCCACTTATAAAGGTTAATGATACGTATTATTACGTGAAATATGTGGATGGAAATGCAGTAGTGGACTACAATAATCCATACGAGTATGAGTAGGGATGAAATTGGGCAACAGCTTGTAAGTCAGTTTACCCGTTTACGAACATACGCAAAATTTCTATGCAAAGACCCCGATTTAGCTGAGGAATTGTTCCAAGACACTTGCTTGAAAATACTGGAGAACTATGATAAATATGAGGACGGTACATTTTTCGGGGCTTGGTCTGCCACGGTAATGAGAAATATCTTCATTACTGATGTAAGGTGGAATAGTCGTTACCATTTCGAGGACCTTACTCCTGTATCTGCCCGTATAGATAATAGTGGCGACCATCTTGTGCATGAGGAAATTCTTGAAACGGTGAGAAAACTCCCACCTTATCTACACGAGCCTATTACCATGTATATAGATGGTTTTTCCTATCAAGAGATATCCGACCAGTTGGCTATTCCTATGGGTACTGTAAAGAGCCGGATATTCTCTGCACGAAAAATATTGGCTTCTGAACTAGGTGAATACGTATAATCTTTATATATTTGTGAAATATAAATATTTTAGTCTATGGGTGCAGGAGTTGATAACAGAGGGCGAATAATGCAATGTATGAGTATTGATGTCGCCAACAGCGTTTCTGATTCAGTAGTTCAGACTACTGATTCTATAGTAAGAGTATATGCCGAAACTGATGTACGGCTTTGGTCGTTGGAAAAATCTGATTCTGAGGCTAAGGGTGCAGGAGTTGCGATACCTGCCGGCATGGTTGAGTATTTTGGAGCATTCCAAGGTACTTTTATCAAGGTGGAAGGTACTGCCGAAATTACTAACATAAGAACTGTGTGATGGAAATACGTAATAAAGAATCCTTGTTCATCATACAGGACGGTAAGGAATATGTAGTACGACAGGGAACTGTCGGAGTTGAACGAAAGAGAATCGTTTTCTTTTATGATACTACAAGAACTGCTGCTGTGGGGTACTCACGGGATTTCTGTCTTGACAGTCCGGATTTATTCTCTGTCAGTCGGAATCTTACTGATAAGGATGTTTCCTTGAGAGATGTGAAAAAAGTTGTGGAGAAACATCATAACGGACTTTCTCCCGATGTTTATGCAAACTTGTTGAACGAATTAGAAACTCTTTAATATGCTGGATAGAGGTAAAACTGACTACGAACTCGGAATCAAGGTACATAAGGAACTTATCACTAATGGGGTTGAAACCCCTTTGGAAATAAGTGAAGCCCTTACTTCCGATGATAAGAAAAAAGTTATTTCGGAATCTGTCAATAATATAATGACTGTATTAGGTCTGGATATGGATGATGATTCACTTTCAGATACTCCGAAAAGAATCGCCCGTATGTATGTGGATGAAATATTTTGGGGACTTGATTACCATAATTTTCCCAAGATAACCACTATACAGAATAAGATGCGGTACAGTAGTATGCTTCTTGAACGGCATATAAAAGTTCATTCCACCTGTGAGCATCATTTCATTCCCATTATGGGTGAGGCTTTTATCGCTTATATTCCGAACAATACCGTTATCGGACTTTCCAAAATTAACCGTATTGTAGAATTTTTCTGTCGTAGACCACAAGTTCAGGAAAGACTTTGCGAACAAATTTATTATGCTTTGAGTTATATACTTGATACGGATAACGTAGCCGTTCTCATAAAAGCGGAGCACACTTGTGTGAAGTTGAGAGGAATCGAGGATATAAATTCTGATACTGTTACCTGTCGTTTGGGAGGAGATTTCTATGAGGGAGAACTGAAACAGGAATTTTACCAAATGATAGCGATTGGATAATTATTAGGTTTAGGTTAGTGATTGAAGTAGAACTTCTGACGTTGTTACTCCCCAGCAATCCGGCCGGGGAGTTTTATTTTTCATATAGTGATGAAGGTACACTCGGTACTCATTCCGTTACTATTAAAGGTGTTAGGGAAGGTTCTGATTGGTTTCTGTCTATACGTAGTGAAATTCCGGGCAAATTGTTATGGGGAGTGAACAGACACAAATTTTCAGGAAATTCCTATAATGCACTGGTCGAAGGTATAAATCTAGTTATACTTGATTTGGTTCGGGCTGGTTTACCGGAATATCATGTACTATTTATCAAGGGTTGCAAGCGTTTTGTAAAGTCGAAATAATTTTGTACATTTAAGTAAACCAATTATTACAAACTATGTCACATTCATTAATTGACTTTGTACGTCCTGTAGAAAGAGGTTTGAGAGGAAATTCTATGTGGCTTCCTGCTGGTGAAAAATCACTTCCTGCCGGAGTAGCTATCTGTGCACTTAGAAAAAATACCCTTTTCTTTTTTGAAGTGGCCGAATCTGTACAGGTAAGAAACTCTCCGAATACAACTCCTGTATTTATTGAGCCAGGAACATTGTTTTCTCCGAAATTTGATGTCACAAAATATGGGTACACCAAATTCTTACTCTCCGAATGCCGGCTTCTTACGGCAATTGAATATGGACAATATAGAAAATTACCTTTAGTATGATTAAGGAACTAAATCGCATAACAACTACAAATCCCACTGTTTTTGGCGTGGGTGCTTTTTATGATACTACTCGGAGCTTTATAGTGCATTCGGGTGAGTACATATTATCTCAAACAGGCTCAAACAAGTTTATGTTTGAACTGGCGGATTCTGTTGACTTGTCCAAGGATGGGACAAAAATGATGTTCCCTGTTTCTGGAAGCGTGGTAGCGATGCCGGATGAAGCAGACCCTCTTGAACTTATTGACGTTCCCAGTTTTCCTGTAAACTCATGCAGGTATCCTACTAAGGAGGAACTGGAAATATATAAAAATGCTCCTACGATATGATTACGGAATTGCTTATAGGAATAATAGCCCTTTTGGTAGTGACTGATTTGTTTATTATAATATTTTTCTGTAAATATGTAAGGTTGAAAAACCAAAAGGAGAATGAATACTATACAGACTATCTGCACAATAATTTAGTGCTGAGAGTTTTCAAGGCTGAGTTTGAATTTCAGGCGGTATCTTCCCTAAGAGTAACAAAGATACTTGATAGGGGAAACCTTAATATGTATTATTTATGGGTATTATTTGAAAAATGAATATAAACGAAATTGCAAAGCGTGCTTACAGGCGTGCACTCGAACGGGGCAAGATTACCGAGGTGCCTAGTCCTACTGCACAATATGCAGAATGTGCAGAAAGTCTTAAGGATGAATTTTGTGAACTCCTTGGAGCTTCCGAAGATACTTCCTCTGGGCATCTTTCGGAGTATTCCGAAGTACAGGAGGAAATTACTGATATACTTATTGTCTGCCTTACTGAATTGTATCGTAGAAATGACAATGTGGAAAGAATAATAATGCGTAAAATAGATTATAATGACAAAAGGATTGATTGAAAAACCATCAGACGCTTCATCAAAGTTGGTGCAAAAGGCACTGTCTGACCAGCGTTCTGTAATTGAAACGTATTTGTTTGAATACTGTGAGAAAAATAACATACCGGAATCCGAACTGAAAGGACGGTTGGGTATCGTGCTTTGTGTTGAAGAGCATTATATAGGGGTTGTGAAATGTACTGAACCGGATAAAATACTTGTAGGGGCAAAAATCGAAAGCACCCTTGGAGGATTCCATGTGTCCGTATTCGGTTCCGAAAACCTTGAGAAAGATTATCCTAAAACTCACTTTACTATAAAATACTTTACTGTATGATGGAAAGAGCTTTGACCGCAAATTATGTTACTGACTGGGCTGTTCTGGAAGAAGATTCAGTACAGTATGACAAGGAAATAATTCCTTATGTACATAAGGCTATATTGCATATACAATCGGAAAAGGGTTCCAAGTATGAACCATCTGCCGGCGAAATAAACAGAGTGGTATCTTATATGAGAGCATCACAATGAAAGGTTATTGCACAATTAATTCGGACGCTTCTGTTAATATTATTACTGGAGAAGCCGGTTATGCACTCTGGATTAATTGTGATTTAGTCACTGCAAAAATATGGGCGCCGTTCAAGAATCCTACTTGGGATTCCAATATTGCCGAGATATGGTCTGTAATGAACGGGATACACTGGGTGATAAAAAACAAAATCCCCGTTGAGATTCTTGTTATCAATGTAGATAACAAATGTTGCAGGGATATAGTAAACAGGAAAAACCATATATATAAGAATGAGGCGATTGAAAAATTGCGCATTGAAATGCAGACTATTCTTGATAGGAACTTTCCGTCTTACTATGCTAAAAACATACGGGGGCACATGGATATAAAACATCCGAGGTATGTTGTTAACAGGTGGTGTGATGAATATGCCCGTAAGGCTAGAATACTGAAAATCTGTGGGAAATCTGCCAATAATAAGACTCCTCAGGTTGGTTTATTTGAATTAATATTGTATATTTGCTCCATGTTTAAACAGTAAATATTATGGCCAATATCAATAGAGAAACCGTAGAACGTATGAGAGCACTTCTTGCATCATGGACAGTGTTCTACCAGCAAGCCCATGTATTCCACTGGAATATTGTCGGACCGAGTTTTAATGAGCTGCATAAATTGTTAGAAGAGTTGTATCTTGAAGCCGTGTCAAATTCTGATAGTGTTGCGGAACGAATCAGACAGTTAGGGTATCCTATTCACCTTACATTGCCCGAAGCCGCTTCACTTTCAGAAGTTGAAGGCTTTCAAGATGCCACTGAACCACGTGCCATGATTGAGGCTACTCTGATAAGCCTTATACAACTTACAAACTTGCAGAACGAAATTTATTCCTCTGCAAATGAACAGAATGATTATGTCACTGCGGATTTAATGACACAGCTAAGTAAATGGAATGAGTTGAAAAGCTGGTTCCTTACCGCATGGACCCAAGATAAAATATAGATAGTCTTTTAGTCGGTGTTTATAAGTAGCTTTATTTACATTTGCCTTCCCAAAGCGTTGGGAAATTAGTTTATTTAGTTTATACAGGAAAAGGAGTTGCTTGTGAAAGTGGCTCCTTTTATTTAACTTAAAACTTACCATTATGCACTTAGAATCAACTTGTATAGATATGCCGGCAGAGAAAATCCAAGCCATATTGGAACGTAGTAAACCCATAAACTATAAATGGCTCATATCTAAAATACGAAAGCATCTTCCCGAATTATATTCGGATTTATGTTCGGACTTCTATAATCCTTATAAAAATCAGTGCCGGGTAACTAAAGAATACTATATTCTTGTACATTCGGCAATAGAGTTCTTTATTAGAAAACTTTAATAACAGTGGTATATGTCTAAAGTAAAAGTAGGAAAACTCAACCGTGGCGACTTGTTTAAATACAAAGGTGCGATATATGAGGTAATGTATATGACAGGTTGGAGTGTTTGTTGCAGGTATGTGAATGACCCTGAAAGATATGCACTTGTAGCTAAAGACGCTGTAAAATACGCAGACGCGTTAATAGATGAACTAAGAAAATAGCCTTTCTACATATTCATTCAGGGAGTTTGCCGAGTTTTATATAAGCTCCTTAGTCTTGTGTCCTACCACAAGACAAAAACCCAGTATCCTGCTACTGGGTTTATACTATATAAAATATGGAAACAAATAGAGTACAAGTAAAATTAGTAGTATTCCCTACTAATAAAAATGAGTGGAATAATAACTATTGCGGCTATTGTCCTGCGATACGTGATTTCTGTGCAAGAGGAAATACAATTCCAGAAGTTATAAAATATGCCGAAATGCGTCTGAAAGAAGAATTACAAGACCGGGTTTCCTATAATACCTTAGAAAAATGTGGGTGGAAAGTATCTGAAAATTCAGCGATTCCTCCTATATTTGCAGATGAAGAGCTGGTGTTACAAACTGAATGCTGCTTTGGAATAAAAATAAGTAATTACCAAATTATAGAATCAGATGTTGAAGTTCCAGATAAATCAAGTCATAATAAGTTTGACGATTACGACCCTAATTTTAAGAGATTAATACAAAAAGCCATAGCTTATAATCCTAGAAAAACGAAAAATAAGAGGTAAAACCTTGTTCAACCACAAATTTATATTTAAAAGACTCAAATTGATCAGCCCGTTTTGTGTGTGAAACTAAAAATTTCCGCACAAACGGTTTTTATTTTGGCTGCCAGGTAATTAAGTACCAATAATAAGGAGTAATTATAATAGGACAGATTATCCAACCAAGAGAATAAGGAGTAAAAATGCGGTTTTATATGTAACTACACGGGAGAAAATGCGCGGAATCTCCGGAAACCCATCCGCGGGTTAATGTTTTAATATGAATAATACTATAATATAAATAGTATATAATTACATACTAGTATACTATAACAAGATTGTTCAATCACAGCTCTATAAAACTTTATTCAACCACAACTATAGCTAAGCAGGAAAGGTAAAAACCTGTCTTTTACTGTGTAATTAGTGTCAGCAGGGTAGAAAATTGGTGTAATTTGGCTAATTAGCGTGTTATTTTAGCTAGTTACGCTTATATTATAGAGTAAGATTGTCCATGTTTTACCGGAATTTCCTAGGAAACTACTTATTTTATACAGGAATATTGTCCATATAGGTGTTTTATTACTCCAGCATAGGGAAAAACGAGGCTTACCTTGACAGAAGTAACTAAGTTATTCTAATTACAGGTGTTTTTATTTGGTTATTTTAGATTCTAATTTAATTGGCCAATTGAATCAGGTAATTAACCAGTCAGATAATTCCGCGGATAATTTTTAATTGGCTACTATATATTATACAGAATAACTTTCCGGCGTTTTTGTTTTTCTAATTATACAGACTAATTTTTCCGGCGGTTATTTTTCAGAAAAGAACAGTTATTTTTCAGAAAAGAACAGTTATTTTTCAGAAAAGAACAGTTACTTTTATCACGGATAGAACATAGATAGGGTTGTTACTTTGAAAGCAATGTGTGTGGCAGATATTTGGATGGAAATAACCAGAGGGATGTGTGGCATTTCACCTATGGTAGCTCGAATAGACAGCCCCCACCCTTAAATAACTTCGGGCACAGGAAATGGGTCGGGTGGTTGACGTAGGTTAGACAGTGGATTTTAGAACCTGTGTTTTTTACTTTGATAGAAATAAAAGTAACTGCATGATGTGTGGAACGGTGCGGAGTGGTGTGAAAATTGCGGGTTTGTGTGGCATTTGCATATTTGAAAATAAATACTTCGTGTGTGAACGGGTACTTGTGCGGCATTTTGACGGGTGTGAAATATTTCGTATATTCATTTTGATAAAAAGAACTAAACCGATACGTGTTCCCAAAAACGGTAAACAGGTGAAGGATACCACGAGCGTTCCGGCAATATATATTATATAATATAAATATTGAATTGAAAAATGTTATAATCATTATTGTCCGGACGGGGGGAACGGTAGAGGGGAAAAACCAATTAAATTTTAACTCATGTCCAGAAATTATACGTATAGCTATTACGACCCGTTTGAATATCCCGATGAGATTGAGGCGACGGGTCCGGTGGGGGAAATATATGCCAGGTCCGTAGCGGACGCGCTCCTCAAGGCTCTTGACATTGTTCCCGTCGAGTGTTGGGAAACGTTACAAGTAGAGGGAACCACCCTGTATTCCATACTGGGTAGTGATGAAATTTTTTTCAAGTCCAGTTTCAGACAAAAAATCTTTAGTCTGTTCCTGCTTGGACAATTGCATCTTGTCTCGGACAAATGCTATAAGGTGATAAGAAACCTGTGAGTACCTGTACAGTAACCTGTAACCAGTGTACAGTATGATGGTTAACAAATTTTAATATAGTTACTTTGAAAAAAGTATCCTATTGTTTTGTTATTTCTAATAAAGTAACTACATTTGCATAGTGAGACAGTGAACATGGTATTAACCGCTAAAAGACAATGGAAATGAAAACGAAAGCACTGACAGTGGACGATCTGATATCCGGGATCCATAAGGCAAGCCCCACCAGTTCCGTCCACACACTCCGGACACTGGATGAGGAGACACTTCTGAGAATCTACCAGTGGGCATGTACGCCCGGCCATCCGGTAAGGATTGTCCGTGACGGGAGAATGTACGACAACAAGGGGGATGTGGTTCCCGATGAGACCGGGGACGAGGAACCGGATGTTCTTGAACCGTATGACATGGAATATCTGAAAGCCGGGTCCGGGAGCGGTTTCAGGCTGTCACGTACCGAGGAGCATTTCATGGCGTGCGTCAGGAAGCTGGAGGATGAGCTGAGACGTCGGAAGGTGAGGTCCGAGTGGTATGGAAGATGGCGGTGCTTCCGCATATGCAGGTACGTTTCCGGTTCGGAATTTCCCACTTACCGTTACGTAGGGTATGATGCCGGCAACAAGGATTTCTTCTATGGTACGGAGGACGAGGATATCGAATACGGACGTGATGTGAAAGCCGTGGCGGAGGCTGCGTATAAATGGCAGACTTCGGAATTGGTGCCGAAACGGAAAAAAGCGGGAACCGGTAAAAGGACAGGAAAATGAAAAGGAGCATCCATCGCACGGAAAGTACGGGAAGCATGGGGACGAAGGCAAGTCCGTGCGTGATGTCGTTACGGTGGGAAAGGTGCGGGAATGATTTTAAACTTGATCGGATAATTATTATGAATACAGTTTGTGATTTTATAAGCGGAAGATTCGGGAACAAGGTTCTCATTTCCCCTATAAGAAAATGGTGGGTGAGATTCTGGTATGCGGTATTGTTCATTACAGGTGCTGTCCTGTTGGGATTGTTCCTGCAATTAATGACCGCCTTGAGCGGTCTTGTAAATCATGTGGTATGGGGATGAGAACATATACGTTTGAGGTGGACGGGGATATGATAACATTCTTCCGTTCATCCAACGGAAACTATTCGGAAAAGTTCAACAGGATGGTGAAGCTGGCCAAAATGTTCACCGGACTTGACCTTATGATGGGACGGTATGCTGACAAGGGGGGATTCACAACATTGAACGCCCGGCTGGCGTGTGCGTGCCGGCTTATGCTCCATACGGGCATCCGTGTAGGGAACGGATCTTCGGCGGAAGGCTATATGACCACCGTAAGTCCCTATGACAAGACACGTGAACCGGAGTTCGTGCGGACGTATGGTCTTACCACATTGCTGCCGGAACACGTTATGAGAAAGAAGGGCGGTGTCTATATGGACTTCCCGGGCAAACGTTCCGTAAGAAACACTTTCGTCGTGACAGGCGACCTTGCCGACCATGTCGAGAAAATCAGACTTGCCGCCCGGCCTCCGGAAACGCTGTTCGGGATAACCGCCCATGAACTTACCAAGTTTATAAAGCGTCATGCGGGTTCTAAATTCACCCCCAAGGACCTGCGTACTCTGAGAGCCAACATCGAGGCATGGAAATCATTCAACCTGCATAGGGATGAGCTGGTAAAGGTGAGAACCAGACCGGCATTCAACGCTTTGGTAAAACAAGTGTGCATAGATGTTTCGGAGAAACTGAACAATACGGCATCGGTATGCAAGACCAGTTATATAGACCCGTATCTTTGGGATTATATGTACGATATCGCTTTTCCGGAAAAATAAAATTATTCAATATGGAAAAATATCATATTCGGGCTGACGGGAATAACTTTTGGTTTTCGCCTGTTTCCGGCAAGGTGGAAAGTCATATGCATAAGTCTACAGCAACCGGTAACGGGCCGCCCAGAATGTACCGTCATATTGGTAGTGCTCCGATTGGGTTACTTCTACCTGTATGTCAGTCAGTGCGCCTGTTTAATGATTCCTTATCGGTTAACAAATTTTAATATAGTTACTTTGAAAAAAGTATCCTATTGTTTTGTTATTTCTAATAAAGTAACTATCTTTGCATAGTGAAATAAAACAAACGGTCTATGAGGAAAGT